GCATAAAAAAACCCCCGGACGATTTGCAGTCGCTCGGGGGTATAAAATTTTATTTCACTGGAGAGTGATATGTCATGTTTACACCCTATCAAGGCGTGGCGCAATACCTTTTCCGATTTCCGGACGAAGAAACGCGCTGCCCCTTTCTTTTCGCCCCCGCCTGCCGCCGCGATCGCGGGCGGCACAGTAAAACCTTGCCCGCTCCCATGTGGCCGATGTCTTGGATGTCGTTTAGATTATTCTCGCCAATGGGCTATGCGCGGAGTTTGTGAATTACAAATGAACGATCGCGCGTGCTTTGCCACACTTACTTACGCTCCCGAACATCTCGGAATGCTTCCTGCTGGTTCTTCTTTAGACCGACCGGATTATCAAAAGTTTTTCAAACGTCTCCGGCGTCGTGGCTTTAAATTTACTTATATGCTTGCGGGTGAATACGGAGAAAAACTTGGTCGTCCACATTTTCACGTAATTTTTTTTGGTGAAGATTTTCGAAAAGATTCTTACCCCGCTCCTGTGCGGCAATCAAAAGATATGCCGCTCTACTGTTCTAAAGTTCTCACTGAAACTTGGGGTAAAGGTCACGTTGTTGTTGGTGATGTTTCTTTTGCATCAATCCAATACGTAGCCGGATACATTACTAAAAAAGTAAACGGCGAAAAAGCTGCTGAACATTATCTTGGAAAAAAACCCGAGTTTATGCAAGCTTCTTTGAAATCCCCTATCGGACGTTCTTGGCTCGACAAATTCATGTCGGACGTTTTCCCTCGGGATGAGTTCATCTTCAAGGGAAAGGTTATGAAACCACCTAAATATTTTTCAAAGGTTTACGCTAAAAAATTTCCAAAAGAATATCTTGAACTTTCTATAAAACGTGAAATATTTATAGAATCAAGCAAGGATAACTTTACCCCTGAGGCGCTTGCCGCCAAAGAGGAAATATTGTTATCCAAATTCAAACAACGTCTGCGAAAGCTCGAAATACAGCTTTCTGCTTAATCAAGGAGCAAATCATGTCAAACCAAACATCTCACAAAGTCTACTCAGTATTCGATTCCAAAGTAAAAGTGTTCGACCCCCCTTTTCTAATGCGAAATGCTGCTGAAGCTCTTCGTTCTTTTACACTTGCCGTAAATCATCAATCTAATAAAGACGGTAAGATTGCTACTTTTCCTGCCGATTACACTTTATTCGAAATCGGCGAATGGAATGACCTTAATGGCACTATATCCATGTATGAAGCTAAAACTTCTCTTGCTACTGGACTCGATGTCAAAGACACAAATTCTGGTATTCAAGCTTTAAATTAATCACACACCCCCCTAGAAATAGGGGGGTTTTTAACTGGAGGTTCCCATGCGTTCTACAATGTCGAGTCAACACAATTTTGCACAAATTCCGTCAACACATATTCAACGATCAAGTTTCGATCGTTCCCATACATTCAAAACTACTTTCGATGCTGACCGACTAGTTCCCTTTTACTGGGACGAAGTTCTTCCTGGAGATACCTTCAATCTTAACGCTGCTACTTTCGCACGATTAGCAACTCCTATCGTGCCTTTTATGGATAACGTATATGCTGATACTCAATACTTCTTCGTTCCTAACCGTCTTGTCTGGGACAATTGGGAAAAATTCAACGGAGCCCAGGACAATCCTGGCGACAGTACTTCTTTCGTTATTCCTACCCTTGATTTCACTGCTGCTGCTCAAGTTATTCAAATTGGTTCTCTTGGAGATTTTCTAGGTCTTCCTGCTGGTTCTTTTACACTTCCAGTTGGTACTAAAATTTCTGCTCTTCCTTTCAGGGCACTAATTTTAATCTGGAATACTTGGTACAGAGATCAAAACTTACAACTATCTCTTACACTTTCTAAGGGCAATGGCCCTGATCTTCTTTCTGATACTTCACACAAAGTTCTCGTGCGTGGTAAACGCCACGATTATTTCACTTCTGCACTTCCTTGGCCTCAAAAAGGAACTGCTGTCTCTATCCCGCTTGGTTCTCAAGCTCCAGTGTTGGGCTTATATGTCAACACTGTAAATTCTCAAGCTGTTGCCGGCGTTACTGCTGTCGGCAACACTGCCTCTGGCACTAACTCTATGTCTGGCGTGGGCGCAATGTACGGCGCTTCTAAATCTGCTGCCGGTACTGCTGCTGCCACTGCCTTCAATGCTACTAATGCTAATATCTATACTGATTTATCTGCTGCTTCTTCTGCTACTATCAACGCTCTTCGCGAAGCTTTCACCGTTCAACAACTATTCGAGCAAGATGCTCGTGGTGGAACTCGCTACGTCGAAATTCTTCTATCTCATTTTAAAACCGTAAGCCCTGACTTCCGTCTTCAACGTCCTGAATATCTTGGTGGTTCATCTACTAAAGTAAATGTGAACCCTATTGCTCAAACATCTTCTACAGACGTTACTTCTCCGCAAGGTAAACTTGCTGGTTACGGTACTTTCTCACACACCGGACGAAACGGATTCAACAAGTCATTTGTTGAACATGGTTTTGTATTCGGGCTTTTATCAATTCGCGCCGATCTCACATACCAACGTTCTATCGGTCGCCCTTGGTCTCGTTCTACTCGCTTCGATCATTACTGGCCTGCTCTTGCTAACCTTGGTGAACAAACCATTTTGAACCAAGAAATCTACGCCGATACTGTTCTCGCTTCTAACACTGCCGTTTTTGGTTACCAAGAACGCTGGTCTGAGTATCGTTATAAACCTTCTCTAATCACTGGACTCTTCCGTTCACATGCTGCTGGTACTCTCGACATCTGGCATTTATCTGAAAAGTTCACTGCTGCTCCTACACTCGGCTCTACGTTCATTCAGGCTTTGCCCCCTATTGATCGTGTCTCCGCTGTTCCAACTGAACCAAACTTCTTACTCGATGTCGCTATTTCTTTAACTTGCGCTCGTCCAATGCCTGTCTACTCTGTACCGGGCTTAACCCGTCTTTAAAAATTTTGGGGCCTAAAAAACCCCAAAAAATTTTTTCCCCTAAAGGGGAATGGAGGTATTCGTGGCTCTCGAACCAATTTCTGCTGGTATAGGTTTCCTCGGCGATGTCGTCGGAGGACTTTTCGGTTCTTCTGCTCAAGATCGTGCTAACGCTTCTAATGAAAAGATCGCTGCTGAAAACAGGACTTTTCAAGCTGATATGTCTAATACAGCTCACCAACGTGAGCGTGAAGATCTTGAAAAAGCTGGATACAATCCCATGCTAGGCGCTATGAAAGGCGGCGCCTCTACTCCTTCTGGCTCTACTGCTACAATGCAAGCCTCTAATCCTATGTCTGGCCTCGCCTCTGGCGTAAATTCCGCTCTCTCTTCTGCTGCTCTTGTTCAAGACATTGAAAACAAACAATCTGCTAATGCTCTTACTACTGCACAAACAGCTACCGAAGGTGCTCGTGCTATTCAAACTGCTAATTCTGCAAAAGAATCTGAGCTTCGCACTAAAACAATCGAAGCTGAACTCCCTGCTAAAGTAAAACACGGTAAATATGATTCCGATTATGCTGGAATCGATGCTGCTATCTCCCGTGCTACTAATGCTGCCAAACTTGGCTCTACTGCTATGGATATGATTCCCGGTTCTGGAACCGTTGGAAAAATCCTAAAATTCCTTAAACCAAAACCATCCGGCAAACCAATCGATCCAGATTATTCTGGCTCTATCGGTGGTGCTATGGATAAATTCTTAAATAAATAACTGGAGGTTATATGTCTAAAAAAACTGAAACTAATATTCAAAAACTAGATATGGCTGCTCGTGCAGCCGATGGCTATATGTACGGTATCTCTGCGAAAGATCGCGAAGCTCGATCTAATCGCTCCGCCCGCTACATTCCTGAGGATGAAGAAATCCTCGTAAAACAATCCTTCAAAGATGAAGTTGATATCAACAACATCTTGGATAAATACTCTCGCACTGGTGTGCTTCCCGAAACTCGTTCGGCTATAGGTCAATACCTTGATCTTACTAATCTCCCTGACTATCAGACTGCTCTCAATACAGTCATTCAGGCTGATGAAATGTTCGATGAGCTTCCGGCTCAAGTTCGTGATCGCTTTAAAAACGATCCAATAAATCTAATCGAATTCATGAAAAATGATGAGAATTACGAAGAGGCTGTAGCACTAGGTCTCCTAGATGCCTCTGCAGTTGAGCGACGTCGCTCTATAAAGACTCCTGAAGCGAAGCCTCAGGGGTCGCCCGCGGCAGGCGACGGGGTTCCTAAAACGTAGTTTTAGGGG